GTTTCCTATTTTTCGATACTTTATAGTACCGTATGGATAGGCATAACCAGTATATCCACTATTTAGCGTTGGAGTTATCCACCCACTGTCCGTTGGGGTTACTGTGTTTGAGCCAGTAAATGTTAAATCACCACCACTATCTATGGTTAATCCAGTAGTACCACCAGTGTTCTGTATCGTATCAACTTTTAAGATAGAACTCATTGGGCTATCTCCATTGCGGTCATAGTAGCTCTGCCACTAGAGCTTTGAAGCCCTAGATTTGTATTTGAATAATTCAAATAGCAACTTCCATTAGATATTTGAAACTTAGCACTGTATGTAATTTGACTAGTTGTGTTTGGACTATCTAAAAAGTTATGTACAACAGTCATTGTTTGCCAATCTCCAGATGTTTCCTCAACATAAAAAACATTTAAGTTTATTGATGTGCTATCTCTAAACAGTTGTGAAGCTGTAGTTCTTGTGTCAGATAATATAACAGGCATAGAAAAAGTAACTAACATTTTGCTACTAGAAAACTTTGGAGTTATTTGAAGTTCACATCCACTTCCTACTGAAACTAAACTAGTTGAAGTAATATGTGTTCTGTTATCCATTTCCGTTTGCTTTACTTGAACAACATGACCAGCAATCTGCACCCCATTACCACTGGTCTTTTCGTTTATGGTGTCTACCTTGAGAATGCTCATGCTGCTATCTCCATTACTACAATAACAGAGTTTTTAAACTGGTCGTTTTGCGCTGTTGAAGTTTGTTGTCTCGCTGTAAAAGTTAAAGATGCGCCTACTGCATCAGTTAAGCTAGTTTCTAGAAAAGTTAGAGCCATAGTAACCCAACTATTATCATCTTTAGCATTATATATAACGCTAGAACCACTATTAACTTTATAACCCATAGAGTGCCAACCACTAGTTGATGGTCTAACAACAGCCGCTTGAACTGTAATAATAAAATTAGAACTTGCATCTAATCTATTTAATGTAACTGAAGCACCGCTAGTTTCTGCGTTATTGACGGTAACAGTTGAACCGTCAAACCCTCGTTTTACTTGAAGGACATATCCATTAGGTGAAATAAAACCATTACTAGCATCAAGCGTCTGACCAGACGGTACAATAATCTTATTGGCATTACCGCCACTGCTAAGACCTTTTAAGTTTTCTACGTGTAAAGTACTCATATGATTGTCAAGTTCCCACTAACTGTAAGCGTCACACCAGATGTCACCGCAAGAGGTCCGTTACAACTAGCATTCTCTGTGCTTGCTATGGTTACGTTATTTGACAGTGTTTGATCATTAGTCTGAAACAATGCCAGTTTAGTCTTATGTTGTTCGCTATCAAAAAGTGTAGCTCTAATGCTGCTTGCAAATGTACCACCACCTGATAGTGTGGGTGCATCTGCTACGCTAAATGTGTTGTGTGCTATAATGGTTATCTCATCGTCTAATGCAGCAGCTACGTCTAACACAACTGTCGTTCCCGTTGTTGCTGTGTAATCGGCTGGCTGTAGCAATATTCCGTTTTGGTATACATCGACTGAACCAACACCATAAACGGCATTAAAGGTAGTTTGCCCAGCAGTCGCTACGAACGTATAAGCTCTTCTTGTACCTTCGGTTAGTGTCTGTCCTATGTATGCCATGTGTTTATCCTAACTTAGTAAATGCATACAGAAAGAACTGTAATAGGCACTAGTTCCATACAGTGTCATATTGTTTGCATACACGTCTATATAATCATTAGCAGATAAATTCATTAAACCAGCCCAACTCCATTGATGATGATTATTACCACCATTTGCGCTGTAAACGCTTTTAAATATACCACCGTTTTTTCTAATCTGATAGTTTTTGTTATTATAAGTGGCATCAGCATCACTCATTAACCAAGTAGATACAAAATATCTTCCTGCTACTGGCGCAGTTCCTCTTCCATTACTAGTATTGTACATAGAACCAACGCTATATTCAGTGCTATTACAAATATAAACATTTCCAGCCGTAACATGACCGTTGTTTTTAGTTACTGCAAAACTAGGCTGATTAGGCTTTGTTACATAGCCGTCTTTAGTTATCGTTAAGGTTTGTCCTGCGTTATCTACGGGATCGGTGTCTGATTGACTTTCTGCTTTGAAAATATGAAAGTTTCCATAACTGTCATCGGCTGGACCTACAGCCCACTTTCTATTGTTTGCATTAGTGTTTGTAGTATCAAATTGCAGTATTGGTGAAGTTGAATAAGAATTTGTATTTCCTGATATATGCAATCTGCCTGTCATCGTATCGCCAGCCGTATTTACATATCTTGTATCGCTTTCAGTCTGATCCTGATATGCTGCGCCTGAAGCTAAATCTTTTGACTTACCCATTAGGTAATCTCCAATATACTCATCATTACATCACAAGAGGAGGCAGCACTTGATGTCACTTTAATCTTATCGTTTGTTTGTAGAACGACTTTTTGATCACCTCCTACGACAACAAGACTGCCTCCGCTAGGTACTGTAGCTTGTTTAACTAAGAACGTATCATTAGATCCGTCATTGTGTGCTACATCAACTGTTATAGCTGCAGTAGTTCTATTAGCACAAGACAACCCAATAACGGTTGTAGCTGTGCTTGCACCTACTGTGTAGCTTCCCACTATGGTGGCTGATGTGCCTATGCTACGTGAAGTCTTTCTAAGAAATGTATTTGCCATATTGCTATCCCAAAGCTATTGCTAGTGCAACGGCTGAACCTGCTGCATCAAAAGCTGTTGATGCCGCTACACGTGCATCTGCTCTAGCGTTTGTGAAGTATAAATTAGTAGACCCTTCTGATAGATCATCTGTGTCGTGATTACCAAAAGAGATTATAGAGTTTAAATCGTGATCGTTAGATGCAGGGTCAAGGTGAGCAGCAACACTAGCAGGTAAAGTTATGAATACAAACTTAGTTCCTGCTGAGAAGTTTGTTGCTGATCCACTGTTTGAACTAGATAGTACTGTAGTTCGTGTTAGTGTGTTAGTGCCACTGTATGTACCTAGTCCTACTTCCCACTCATCAGTACCATTAGCTGTATGCACAATGGCGTAGTAAGTCGTATCATTAGTAGACATGACTGATGCGAATGTATCGAAGGTAGCACTTGCACCACCAAGAGTTAGGTTTGATGTTCCTGTAGTAGTAGTGGTTTCACGTACACGGTCTTTTAGTACTAATGCCATTGTATTACCTTTACGTTATACGTATGACTGCGTTGGATGCATCTGCTGTAGGAAAGATAACAGTAAAGTCACCTGCTGTTGAGGCTACGTTTGAGCCAAACGAGAATACAGCTATAGCTTTGTTACTGACTGAACTGTTATACAGTAAAGCTCCAGCAGCAGTAATTGTTAAGTTAGAGAATACTTCATCTGCAAAGTCTACAAGTGCCGTATCCCCTGATAATGAAATGACAGGCGAATCCAATCCCTGTCCTCCTGCACTATAGTTTGTTCCTGTAGCTTCATCTGAGTTAGCTGTAAGGTCTGAATAGTTAGTGGTAGCTTTACTGAAGCTACTTGTAGGAGAGGGTTTAATTAAAGCTATCTTTAATGTGTGTGTGTCTAAGTCGTGAACACCCCCAAGTAGCTCTTGCTTGAAGCTGTTGCACATTGCTGTAGTAATAGTACCCATGAGAATGTCCTTTTGTTAAATGCACGAAGAGGCCAGCAAAAGCCAGCCTCTAAGTTTATCTTGATTATGCAACGTTGTAACGTGCTGTGACAAGTCCTTGTGGGCGTAGAATCTTACGTCCATATAGGTGCATACCACGTACGATGTCTGCAAATGAGTCAGGATCTCTGTAGTTCTCAACTTTGTTGATCTGCTCTGCAGAGGCAACTGCGTCTTCTTGTCCAGCTAAGATCACACCGTAATGTGCGTTCTGAGCTAGTGCGCCAGCGTGTCCTGCACCGTTACCTTTTGAAGGTAGGTTGTTAGATACGTGGACTCTGAAGCCGTGTAAGTTGTTCATTACTAGACCGTTCTGTAGACCTGCTCCACCGAAGTCAGCATTCAAGAGACGTGAGTCTTCGTCTTTCATCATTTCCATGAAGATAGAGTCAACAACTATGTAACGTCCACGTGAGTCAACATTTGCTGTATCCATTTGACGTGCCATACGTGCGACAACGGACAAAGGTGATACAGTAGCTGTTGATAATGCTGTAGCGCCAGGTAAACGTACTGCTAATGGAATAGAATCATTAGTAGCATATGCTGTAGATGCAGCGTCTGCTGAACCTAATGAACCAAAGTCAGTAGCGTCTAATTGGTTAACCTTTAAAAATTCACCATTTATTTCGCCAGCCGTTGGGTGCTGTGCTGTACCTGCTGCGGCGGTTGAGTACTCACCGTTTGCTAAGTGACCTGACATGTAAAGAAGTAAGTCTACATCCATTGCGTCAGCCATTTTATATGCTGCTCTATCTGCAGCTAGGCTTACGAAATCAAC